CTTACAACACAGGAACAGCAGGAACGTCAGACACTCCGAAATGAATATCGTCAGAGCGTTGTCGGCAATCTGACTGCACATCTCGAAAATATGACTATCATAGAACCTGACGGTACACGAATTAAAGTGTCGGACAGAAAAAACAAAGGGGAGGAAAAATAAGTGGCAGGACTTTCAAGACAAAAGCAAAAACTGCTTATCATGGAACAGCTTTTTAATAAGCGTACCGACGAGAATCATCCACTTACAGGTAATCAGCTTATTGAAATACTGGCAAATCATGATATCAAGGCTGAAAGAAAGACAATTTATGATGATATTGCGACACTTTGTGATAGCGGTCTTAATCTTGAAGTCACAAAGCAAGGACACTCAAACGCTTATTTTCTTGCAGACAGACTGTTTCTTGACGAGGAGCTGTTTTTACTTGCCGATGCAGTTGCGTCATCAAAATTTCTTACCATAAAAAAATCCAATGAGCTTATTCAAAAACTGCAGACTCTTACTTCCGATCATAAGGCAAAACAGCTCAGACGTTCAATATATGTAGATAACCGTACAAAAACGTTCAATGAGCATATCTATTACACCATAAATACCGTTCACGAAGGCGTATGGAACGATAGAAATATTACTTTCAACTATTTTGAATACAGCCCTGAAAAGAAAAAGCAACTCAAGCATGGTGGTGAGCTTTATAAAGTATCACCATTCCAGCTTATCTGGGAAAACGAGAATTATTACCTTGCATGCTACTGTTTCAAACATAAAAAAATTTGCCGTTATAGAATCGATAGAATGACAAACGTTACTGTTGTGGACGAAAAACGCAAAAAGCTTTCTGCTGAGGAGGAGGCTGAGCTTAAAAATCTGCGTTCAGTATACAGTATGTACGGTGGTGAGGAGGAAACAGTACAGATCCAGTTTGATAACAGCCTTATAAACGTTGTTATCGACCGTTTTGGTGAGAAAATCATCTGTCATCAGAACTCCGAAAACTCATTTTACATAAATGTCGATGTTCAGATTTCACCGACTTTCTGGGGTTGGCTTTTCCAATTTGGTACAAAGGCAAAAATCCTTGCTCCGACTCAGGTTGTAGCCATGGCAGAGGAGAAAATCAAAGAAATAGCTGAAATGTACAAATAACCTTAATATAAAACAAAATAAAAATCGAACTAAACTCTGAAATTGTTTACACAATTTCAGAGTTGTTTTTTTGTGCATTTTTAACTTTCCGTTATTGTTTTATGAATTTTTGTTCATAATTGCACGTTTGCGTACAAAAAAATCTGTTTTTTTGCTGTAAGTGAAAGGCCTTTTAAAAATGCACGAATATGATTTTTCAAAAAGTGCATTAACTTATCGCTTTTGCGAAGTTATTCAAAGGAAGACAATACTCTCACGATGTCAAAATGATAACGTGATATGAGCAGTCCTCCTGAGTACAGGAAAGGAGAAATTGTTTGAAGAAAATCAATCTGAAAGACTTTGCTCTGCATTTTTGCTTTTCAAGAAATGCAACAGAGTCAGCCGTTGCAACTGGAGTTACGCCTCTGAGAGCTAAAATCGAAGGGCTAAGACTTCTTTCAAGAAGATCAGTACGGAATGCTGTAAAACAAGCTGATTTACAGGTCTGCTTTTCAGAAAAGACTGTCATATCAGGTCTTGAACGTCTTGCCTTTGGCAGAACTAACGACGCTGTTTCACTGGTTTTTGAAGAAGAACTCTCTACTGCAAGAATCCAGCAGGCTGACCTCTTTAACGTTTCTGAAATCAAAAAAGTAAAAGGTGGTGGCGTTGAGATGAAGTTTTTCGATCGCCAGAAGGCAATCGAAAAGCTTGCTGAATACAGTGAAAAACTCAGCTCTCAGGACAATGCCAGAACCCTTGTTGAAACTATCTATGGCAAATCGGATGATGCTCCGATAAGCTCTGATGACCCTCATGAGGAGGGGGTTGAATGAACAAAATAAGCCTTAAAAACTACTCCAAAAAGCAACGGAGCGTTTTTACATGGTGGAAAAATTCACCCCACTTCGATGGCATTATCTGTGACGGTGCGATACGTTCCGGCAAAACAAGCTGTATGGCTTTGTCATTCGTTATCTGGGCAAGTATGAATTTTCATGGCAAGGCTTTTGCTTTCTGCGGAAAAACTATCAGCTCACTTAAACGAAATATGCTTGAGGAGCTTATTCCTCGGCTTGAATCGGTTGGCTTCATTGTCAAGAATCAGTCGGCAAAAAATTACCTTGACATTTCTCTCGGATCGGTAACTAACAGATTTTATATCTTTGGTGGCAAAGATGAGGGATCGTCCTCTCTGATTCAGGGTATAACTCTTGCAGGCATCTTACTTGACGAGGTCGCCCTTATGCCAAGAAGCTTCGTTGAACAGGCCGTCGCAAGATGCTCGCTGAAAGGCTCTAAACTGTGGTTCAACTGTAATCCCGACAACAGCTTCCACTGGTTCAAAAAAGAATGGATAGACAAAAGAGAACAAAAAAATCTTCTCTACGTTCACTTTAGCTTAAACGACAACCCCTCTCTTTCAAAGGCTGTTATCGAACGTTATAAACGTCTGTATTCCGGAGCTTTCTACAAGCGTTTTGTCCTCGGAAAATGGAGCAATACTGCCGGTGCTGTTTATCCGATGTTCTGCTACGAAAAAAATACTTTCTCCGTTCCTCCTGAGCGTTTTGACTGCTATGCCGTGAGCTGTGACTACGGTACTGTCAACCCTGCAAGCTTTGGTCTTTGGGGTAGGCATAACGGATGCTGGTACAGAATTGATGAGTATTATTACAACTCACGTGAAAAGGGGTTGCAACGTACTGATGAGGAGCATTACAAGGCTCTCGAAAAACTCTGTCAGGGCAAGGATATAGATATGATAGTCTGTGACCCTTCGGCTGCGTCTTTTATTGAATGTGTAAAGCGTCACGGAAAATTCAAGATAACTCAGGGTAAAAACGATGTGATCTCAGGCATAAGAAAGGTCAGTGACGCTCTGAGATCAGGAAAAATCAAAATATCTGTCAAATGCGAGGATGCTTTGCGTGAGTTTTCTCAATATCGCTGGGACGAGCGTGCTGGCTCTGACAGCCCTGTCAAGGAAAACGATCACGCTATGGACGATATCAGATATTTCGTCACTCATTTTTGCAAGGAAAATACTGATTCGTTCTTTGTATCCTCTATCGACAGGTAGAAAGGAATGAACTGATGAAAAAACTCGGCAGAAAAAAATCTGCTCAGAAAATTACTGCTAATGCTGAAAGGTCTTTTGATAATTCACTTTTCAGGCTCGCTCCGCATGGCTCTGCTGTTGAATATAGTCTTTATGATGCATTGAGGGCAAACTTACCTATAATTGATGCTGCGATTGGTAAAATAGTGCGTCTTACAGGAGATTTCAGACTCAAAGCTGAGGATCAGAGTGTTCAGCCTCAGCTCGACAGGTTTGCTATGGAAGTACCGGTCGGCATTTCCGGTGTATCAATAAACACCTTCGCTGATATGTACCTCGATTCGCTTCTGACTTACGGAAAAGCTATCGCAGAAATACTGCCCGATAAAAATCAACGCACCGTTTCAGGCCTTTGGGTCGCTGACAGCACTCGATTCAGAATTGATACCGGTCCTGGCAAGACGGATCTGCAAATTACTCATATCTCCGATAAAAATGATACCCTTTTAAACACTGACCGTATGCTTTACACGGCTTTGAACCCTTCTCCAAGACATCCTGAGGGAGTTTCTGTTCTGAGAGGTTTGCCGTCACTGAGCAACATTCTTATGAGAATTTATGAATGTGTCGGTCAGAACTTTGACAGGGTCGGAAATGTACGTTATGCAGTTACTTATAATCCGTCAGATGATGCTGACAAGGCTTTTGCCAAGGAACGTGCTATGGAGATCGCTAAAGAATGGTCAAGTGGCATGAACGCTGCGAAAAGTGGCAATGTCAAGGATTTTGTTGCTGTCGGTGACGTTCAGATAAAGGTTATTGGTGCTGAAAATCAACTTATCGACACCGAGGTTCCTGTTCGCCAGCTTCTTGAACAGCTGATCTCTAAGCTTTCTATTCCTCCGTTTCTTCTTGGACTTAACTGGTCAAGCACTGAGCGAATGTCATCTCAGCAGGCTGATATTTTGACAAGTGAACTGGAATACTACCGTCGCTTGCTCACTCCTGTTCTGCGAAAAATAGGCCTTACCTTCCTGCGTCTTAACGGCATAGGCTGTGGTGTTTCGGTTGAATGGGCAAATATTAATCTTCAGGACGAAGAAGCTCTTGCTAAGGCAAGGCTCTATAACGCTCAGGCTGAACAGATCGAGCTTCTGAATCAGGAAACAAAGGGAGGTTTATGTTAATGGACTCACATGATTTTATCCTTACTGACGAGCTTTTGGAAATGGTCAACAAGTTTTCAAGGACTCCTCTTACGGCTGATGATATCTATACTTTCCCCGTTATCCTTTGCGACAACGAGGTGGATCGTGACCACGAGAGGTTCTCGGTTGACTCACTGAGAAAGCTTGCTGAACTCTTTATCGGCAAAACAGGTATTTTTGACCACAATCCGAAAGGTGAAAATCAGACTGCAAGAATTTTTGATACTGAGGTCAAAATTTACACCGACAATAAAAACTCAGTCGGTGAACCTTATGCTTGTCTTGTTGCTAAGGCTTATATGCTTCGTACTGCTAAAAATCAGGACCTTATTGCTGAAATTGATGCAGGTATAAAAAAGGAAGTATCGGTAAGCTGTTCTGTAGCCTCACAGATATGCTCTATTTGCGATGCTGACATGAAAAAAGCCCCTTGTTCTCACATAAAGGGAGCAAGCTATGGCGACAAGGTTTGTCACTTTATCCTTTCAGAGCCTACTGATGCTTATGAATGGTCGTTCGTTGCTATCCCGGCTCAGCCTAATGCAGGTGTTACCAAGAGCTTTTGCAATGATATAAAAACAGATGTTGATTCGTTAAAAGCTGAACTTGAACTCGCTAAGTCCGAAAACGCTATTGCAAGAAATATGCTCAAAAAGGATATTCTCAGACTCAGCTTTTTATATGATCCTCTTATTACGGCTAAGACGGTAGGCTTCCTTACAGGTACACTCTCTTTCAACAAGCTTATTGAACTTAAAGAACACCTTGAACGTGATCTGAAAGAAAAAAACACCCGTTCTTTGCCTTTCAGCTGTAAAAATTCTGATATAAATAATGATTTTAAAATTAATTAAAAGGAGATATTTTATGTATAACACAATTAAACTCGAAAAGGGACTTTACTCTATCACAGGTAAAAACTTTACTCAGGCTCTTGAATCTCTTGATCCGTCAGTTAACTACAAGGATACTGAACTTGAAGGCCTTGACGCTTTTGAACGTCAGCTCAAGCGTTTTGACATCAAGATTGCCGGAAAAAATTCAGACAAGGTAGAAAAATTCTTCCTCTCAACTGAATCTGCTGTTCTCTTCCCTGAATTCGTTCGCAGAACTATCAAGCAGGGTATGGACGAGGCTTCTATTCTCGGTCACATTTCTGCTGCTGTTTCCTACGTTGACGGAATCGACTTCAAGAGCATGGTTCTTAGCCCAAACACTACGTCTTCTGCTTCAGCTCAGCTTGATGATATTCCGTTCCACACGGTTACTCTCAACTCAAGCTCTAACGATATCCAGAAGTATGGCAGAGGTCTTAAATTCTCTTATGAATCTATCCGCAAACAGAGAATCGATACTCTCGCTGTTATTCTCAAGCGTCTTGGTGCTCAGATTTCCAAGGAGGTCAATGTTGCTGCTATCAATGCAGTTACAACAGGTCTTACTCCTGCAACAATCTCAGCTAACACTATCACTTACAATGAACTCGCTGCGTTCTTTGCTTCTATGTCTGCCTGCAACATGACTTCTCTTGTTTGCTCTCCTGCATCACTTGCTAAAATCGTTTCTATGACTGAAATGAAAAACTGTCAGTATGACTATATGTCAAGTGGTGTTGTCAAGACTCCGTTCGGCATCGAGCTTATCAAGTGCAACGGTATCGCAAACGATCTTGCTGTCGGTCTGGATAAGTCTTGTGCTGTAGAAACTGTTTTCGGTACTGATGTTATTGTCGATTATGACAAGCTCATCTCTAACCAGTGTACCGAGATCTTTGCCAGCGTTTCTGTCGGTTTCTCAAAGATCATTGACGGTTCTGTTCTTACTACTAAAATCACTAAGTAATCAACTATAATCGCAAAGGACGGCTATCAGTCGTCCTTTGCATTAAGGAGGCTTTTATGCGAATTTTAAGTTCCGATAACATAAAATCTGATTTTTTAAAGGTCACTAAGCTTACTACTTCTCAATATGATCATGATTACATTATTGAAAACGCTAAAAGATATGTCGAAAAACGCATTGTTCCTGAAACACTTAACGAGTATGAAATTGCTTCTTGTGAATACGCTGCTTGTGCTCATGCTGTTTATGATTATACTTTGCAATCTCAGCTTGCTGAAAAAATTATTGTCACTCAGCTCGGTAAGACTCTTACCGATTATCGTCACGAAAGTGTTATTCAGTCTGCTCTTGCTTTTCGCAAATGCGTTTTCGACTCGATGCGTGATCTTATTCGTGATGACGATTTCGTTTTTCAGACTATGGAGGGATAATCTTTGCTCACTAA